ACGTGCTATTCCATTTTTATCAAGAATTTCCACGTTACCACTCTCGTTAAGTTGAATATTGTTTTTTAATAATTCAACAACTTGGTCTGGATTAATAGCTTTATTCTTGGATGCTGAAGATAATAACGACTTATTTATCTTGATATCTCTTAGCTGACTTTCTAAATTCTGCTTTTCTTTATTAAATTCTTGGGTTCTTGTTTTCAGTATTTCTTCAAACTCACCCTTTTGAATACGTTGCTTTTCTTCTGCTTCCTTCTGCGTCTTTACAGCATTTATAGCAACATCTAAGTCATCAACACCAAGCTTTTTATACATAATACCTCTTTCTTTGGCTAATCGTCTTTTAACGATTTCATTCATTTCATCTTCGGTGAATGTTTGTGCTGTTGGTGTTTCTTGCACTTGTGGTTTTTCTTCTTCTTTTGTTTCAGTAGTCTGTTCTACTTGGTTTTCTTCAGCCATTTATAACTCCTATATATCCCACTCTGGGTTGGTTGGAATCCAAGTGTGTCGACAACGATAACCACCACGAACTATGAAGGGGTCACCTGTGGACTTGCCTTGCCACCCTTGATTATTCCAAATATCCCGAATTTCGTTTTCGGTTAATGTTTTATTTAACATATCTCTACAGAAAGGTCTACTATCTCTTACTAATGTGCCTGTATACCTGTAATGGGTCAACCCTGCGTCTTTTGCTTTCGCTACTGTAAACTGTCCGTGAAACTGCATTACTGAATCATGTGCTATCTGACTTGCATAGCGTCTAAGATTATTCCCTGCTCTGTCACTTGCGTATTGTGTGTGTAGCTTTCTGACAGCTTCTTCTATCTCTGCTTTCTTAGCGTTATCGAATTTGTTTTCATTTATAAAGTCTACCAATTCATTTATTTCAGCAACATTTGACCTCTTATACACTCCGTTAATATGTGACCTTATATTTGTAACCATGTCATCAAATGGTCTACCTGCTATAGTGCTTTGGTACACTTCATCGTTTATTACTTTCAAAAATCTTTCGGCTATATCTTCAAAGCCACTAAAGGACTGTGTTTTGAGAGCGTTCAAGGTTGTTAGGTCTACTTCCGTTAGGCTTTTAAACTTCTTAGGTATAGGCATTTCGCCAAAAGTATCTAAGACCTCTTTTGCAATCTTGTTATATTCTTCATTGATGATGGTATCGGCTTCGTCTAGGAATGTGGTTTCCACTAGGTTTCTGATAGCAGGTTGTAGTTGTATCGCTAGTCTTTGTGAAACAAGCTTACCCCCTGTAGCTCTTGTAACTTCTCTTATTACGTCTTCTTCTAGCCTATAGAGTACATCAATAATACGCTGTTCGTGTTGGTCAGCTAATTTATCTAATATTCTGGACATTATAGGGGAAAGTCTTTTTTCCAAGCTTTGATTGACCAGAAAGCAGGTGATAACGACTTCTGCCCTTTGACCTCTTTAAGAACACCACCCATTCTAGCTAAGAATGATTTTTGTCTTGCAGGTATGCTTTTCTTTATAGACATTCCTCTAGCACCAAATGTAACTTTATTTATCTTACCAGTAGATTTGTTTTTTACATATACACCGAACTTTTTACGCTTAGATTCCGCAGTAGATAATCTAAAAGGCTTATTCAGTTTTACGTCTTTTCCCCTATACTTTGCCATTACTTCTTTTTTCTCTTTGTGGCTCTTTTGATAATATCTTTGTCGAATGTACCAGACCGACCCCTGCTTATTAGCTTGTTTACTCTAGCCATCGCCCAAGCGTTCATGGGTATTCTGGGTCTTGACCCTGCGGAAAGAAATGCACCTTGACCCCTACGAAAACTAGCTTTCAAATCTGTTAAATTAAATAATTTTGATTTCTTTGCTTTTGCTCTAAGTGTTGCTAGTGTTTTCGCTGATAAAGGTTTCCTTCTTACTGCCATTATGCCCTGTTCCTTCTTTGTAGTAATGAGCGTGGTATTCTTGCACCTGCTTTATATAAGGCACTTACTTGTTTCAATAGACTTGCTCTCGCACTTCTTTTTGCACCTTTCAGACCAGATAGATATTTTTTAGGAATACCAGTTCTTTTGTCTTTGGGTACTTGCCTACGTTTACGCTTTTTCTTCAACTGTCTGCCCTTCTACTTCTGTTGTTTGGAACTGTCCTCTAACTGTTCTAGCGGAGTCTATTTCTTCATTTATTGATTTAATCATTTCGCTATCGTCAATGACTGCCTGTGCTATCTGCTTATCAAGTTCCTTGTTAAAGGTTTCGGACTTAATGCCACTAGCTTTAGCCATCTGAAGATATTGAAGGTCATTCGCCCAATCTCTTATATCAAAGGTATCTGGATAGTTTACCGAACCATCAAACTGTTTATCTTGCCACATAGCAAACAAACCCCATATCTGTTCTTCTGCGTTCTCAAGATAATCGGCTTTCTCTGATAGTCTTGCGTTCAATAACTGAAACTCTGTTTGTAGAGCAATACCACTAGCTATTTGTGTGCCTGTTGCCCTTACTGAACCCATGTGTGTTATCCTGTCAATAGCGTCTACCTTGTTTTGAATACACTTCATTATTCCATCTAGGTTCTGACCGCTTGGCTGTATTATGTAAGGCTTTAGACTTGCTTCTAGGTCTTCTGGTATCTCTATAATAGCTCCTGCACCTGCACTAGCTTCAACATTAGGTGTTTTTACTAGGCTTGGGTGGTTTGCTAGTCTGATTAGTTGTTCTTTTTCAGAATAGTCGTTGTAGATAGATTGTTGTAGAAATGCAACATCAGCAAGGTCACTAATCCCTATAGGTCTTTTAGCACCCCTTAGATTATAGACATTTACGGCAGGTATCTTTCCCAATGGGTTAGGTATTTCTTCTATAAGCCTTGCATCGCCTTCCGTGTATTCCTCTTGATACTCATCAACTTCATAGGTGCTTATAGTTTCTTCTGTGAATACTTTAATTATTGCTCTATCTGCGTTTATATCCTCAACAACCATGAGCATATCCAGATAGAACCTACCACTAGCTGACCGCCTGTAATTCCAGTTCACAACATTTTCTGGGGTGTAAATACTGATATAAGGTCTAATGTCCTGTGCTAGTTCTTCTGCTCTGGTGTTAGCGTTTGACTGTGGCTTATCAACTATGACCCAACAGTTGCCATATATACTAGCGTTCATTTGTACTTCACGCATTACAGTATTGAATGAGCGACCATCTAAGTCAGCGTCCATGAGAAAAGAACTTAACTGCTCATCACCATCCAAAGACCCATAATCTCTTGTTGGGGGAACACGCCATAAAAAGCTTGTGTATATCTGAACGACATTCTTACAATGATTGTCTACTGGTGTGTGTCTTATTCTAGCGTCATATTCTTCTGGTGACTCTAAAACATATCGGTGAAGGTAATAGCCGTTTTTATAATCATTACCGCCTAGATAACTACGAATATAGAACTCCCAATTAGATATATTAGCGTTCCATAAGTCGTGTTTGCTTGTAAGTGTTTCCCTATCCATTAACTCCACCTTTTAGGTTGGCTTGGTGCAAAATTCCTTTTTAGTGGAAAATTATACTCTACTAAGTACCCTAGAGCATCATTCATATGGTCATACCCACTATCTTTGTCTGGAATATGCGTACCTTCCTTATATATTTGTCGCTCTATGCTTTTGATTGCATTTTTACAGGACTTAACAATAAACAGACTATTTTTACCATTTACGTTCTTTAACTTAGAATTTACTGCGTTAATCCTATCCCTAACTAAAGGTGCTGTATTCTTACATCTTACATCAAAACCATTATTTTTCAATATAGCTAAGTCAGTTATTCCACCTGCACTTGTTTTTCTTTGCCTAGCACTTGGGTCTGGATAAACCACTATTTGCTTTCCTTTGTATCTGGTTTTGATTTCATCACACATTTCATTCGTATTACTGCTATATATTTGTATCTCATCTATCATATAAATTCTATCATTTTCTATAACGCATACAACAGCACTCATGGGGTCTACGTTGAAGTCTAAACCTATGTGTAATATGCCACTATTCTTCTTGTATTGCTCCACTATGTTTTTATCTCGACTGAAGTTGTAATAAATCATTCCAGAATAATTAACGAATGTAGCTTCATATTCTTGTTGGAAGGTTCTAAGGTCTAGGTCTTGCTTTGCTTGTTCTATCTCGTCTTCACTTAC